CACGTAGCGACCGAGGACATCAATCGTCTGGTGGCCTCGATTGATCTGGTGCGCGCGTTCGAGGAACAGGGTGCCGTGGTCGAGCGGGCCGGGGCCTTGCACAAGTGCAACTGCCTGTGGCACTCGGAGACCTCGCCCTCCTGCTGCATCTACCCGGCCGAGGATCGCGCCCCGCCGCACTACCACTGCCACGCCTGTGGGGCGCACGGCACGGTGATCGATCTACTTGAGGACAAGGCCGGCCTGACCTTTGAGCAGATCCTGGTCAGACTCGCCGAGCGCGCTGGATGGTGGCCGGAAGGCCTGACCAAGGACGGATTCAAGAAAGCACCACCGAAGACCAGCGGAAGCGATCAACGAGCGGAATGGACGCCCATCGTTCCGGTGCCGGACAAGATCGTGGCCGAGTGGATGAAGCCTGAGCAGTTCAAGACCTACAAGTCCGGCCGGCTGCCCGTGCGGATGCACGTCTACCGCAACGCCGCTGGCAAGGTCCTGGGCCTGATCAACCGCTACCTCACGCCCGGAGACCCTGAAAAGAACATCAAGCCAGGCAAAGAGCCCCTGCCGTGGACGTTCTGTGAGAACAGCATCACCCACCAGTCGGAGTGGCGCTGTCGTCGGTGGGAATCACCGCTGCCGCTTTACGGCCTGGATCGCCTGGCTGCTGCCCCACCGGATGCCCCGGTCTTCGTCTTCGAGGGCGAAGGAAAAGCCGACGACACGCAGGCCCGCAGCCTGTTGCCGGGTCCATGCCTGTCCTGGTGTGGCGGATGCAAGGCCGTCAAAAAGAATGACTGGTCACCGCTCGCCGGGCGCACGGTCTACATCCTGCCCGACACCGACCAGGCCGGCCTCGATGCCCAGACCACCGTGGCCGGCATCCTGCACGGACTTGGATGCAAGGTCCACTGCGTCCGCACCATCGACTACGCCGACCTGCTCGGAACCCAGCGCCAGACCCTGGTCGAGGCAGCCAAGGCCCAGGCCTCGCGCTGGGGCGAGGACCTCGACAAGTGGATCTTCACTGTCGCCGACGGCATCGACATGCCCGCCGGATGGGACCTGGGTGATGCTCCCGCAGAGTGGACCGCCGCCACCGTCCGCCCCCTGATCGATCGCGCCCTCCCCGTGCTGGATGCGCCTGCCGCCATCTCGGCCGCTCCCACCGACGAATCCCTGGAAAAACACTGCGCCGCCATACCCCTGCATGCGGTGGGATATGCTCAACGCCTGATCGCCCGCTTCGGGGCCGACCTGCGCTATGACTTCAGCCGCCAGCATTGGATCACCTGGACCGGCACGCATTGGTCCCCAGACCGTGATGGTGCCGCTATGCGCGCGGCCATCGCCACCGCCGAAGCCCTCCGCGGTGAGGTCAAGCATCGCCCTCCGCACGTTCACCCGGACCTATACGCGGAACGATACTATACCCTCATCGGCCGCACCGCCCGGCTCAACATGCTGGACGATTCACGCGCTTTGCCCGGCGTGACCATCCGCGACAAGCGCGACTTCGACCACGATCCCTACCTGCTCAACACCCCATCGGGCACCTACGACCTGCGCACCTTCGCGCGCCGGCCTGCCCGGCGGGAAGATCTCGGCTTGGCCATCACCACCTGTGCCCCGGCCGCATCCGATGCTCCGCTGCATCCGATCCTCGACAAAGTCCTGGCCAGTCTGACCGGCGGCAGTGCCCCGATCATGCACTACCTGCAAACCGCCCTGGGCGCCTCGCTGGTGGGCGGCAACCGCAGCCAGCACCTCTACGTGCTGATCGCCCCGGGCGGGTGCGGCAAGACCCTCCTGCTCGAAGGCCTGCACGCCATCCTGGGCCAGGACTACAGCGCCGCGGTCAGCCAGACCACGCTGCTCCCATCATCGCAAGACAAGATCCGCAGCGACATCGCCCGTCTGGATGGCCCCCGTCTGGTCTACTGCGACGAGGTCAAGGACGGCATCTTCCTGGATGAATGGCTCATCAAGTGGCTGACCGGTGGCGCCTCCATCGTGGCCCGCTTCCTCAACGAGAACGAGATCGAGTTCCGACCACGCTGCACCCCCTGGATCATCGGCAACGGCCTCCCGCGCGTCCGTGGCGATGACAGCGGCATCCAGCGACGCCTGGTCCTGATCGACCTCCGGCACCATGCCCGTCCGCCTGCAGACCGGGATCCCGCCCTCATGGAATCCATGCGCGACCCCACCCAGGTCGGCCCCAGCCTCCTGGCCTGGGCCATGGAAGGCGCCCGCCGCTACCTGGCCGCCGGCTGCCGCATCGTGGCCCCGCCCGAGATCGCCCAGCCCACCGCGGACTACCTGGTCCAGAACGACCCCCACGCCAGCTTCCTGGCCGACCAGCTCCGCTTCGATTCCGACCGTGAGATCTCCCAGGCCGACCTGCGCCGCGCCTACGAGTCCTGGTGCCACGACGAAGGCCTGGAGCCCCTTATGGGCCAGCGCATGGGCGAACGCCTGCGCCAGCGTGGGGCCACGGTCGGCACCTCCTGGATCCAGGTCAAACACGATGACGGATCCTACCGCAATCGCAAAGTCAAGATCTGGAAAGGGGTTGGACTCGTTCGCACGACCGATCCCGAAGCCGCCGACCCAGCCCAACCCACCATCCCTTGGAACCGTGGAACCGATGGAACCGAGGAATCCTTACGTTCCGGACTTTCTCCAGAAAACTCACCGCGCGTGCGCGCGCGCATAGAAGAGGCGGTACACACCGCGGGCGCGCACGCGCGCGCGCAGTGTGATTCTCCCTCTCTCACGTCACACGAGGAAAGACAAGGTTCCATCGGTTCCAAGGTTCCAACCGACCTCGATATCCACCCCGACGACCTGGCGAGATTCTAGGCCATGAATCTTCCCACCCAGACATCGCTGATCACGCCACCCACCACCGCCCCGGTGGACGCCCGTCAGGCCTACCTCGACCTCGCCCGCCAGGCCGTCAGCCGTCAGGCCCTGGGCCAGCGCCTGAGCCGCGAAGAGATCAAGGCCATCCGCGAGGCCGCCCTGCTGCAGGCCACGGACACCCACTGGAGCGACCGCGCCGCCTGCGCCGCTGACATGGGCCTGGCCGCCAAGAAGATCGAAGCCCTGGCCGCCGCCGGCTGTCCTTTACCCCCGCACGCGCCCATCCCGATGGTCCCGGTCTTCCGCTGGCTGCGCCTGCATGAATCCACCACCCCCACGCCTACCGACCCGCTGGAGGCCGCCCGCAGTCTGGGCGATGCGCAAAGCGCCGAAGACCTCCGCTTCCGCCGGCTTAAGAACGACCGCATCGAGGGTCGGCTGATCGCCGAGGCCGAAAGCGCCGCCCTGACCGCCCTGGCCGAGATGGTCCGCACCCTGCGCAGCGAACTGTTGCACGCCCTGCCTGACCGCGCCGCCGATGCCCTGGCCGAGTGCAACGACCGCAAGGCGCGCCTGCGCTGCCTCCGCGACCAGATCCAGACCGCCCTCGCTGACTGCGCCCGCCGGGCCGGCGTAGGGGCGGAAGAAACCACCTGAACGGGAATGCACCATGCCTGACCCCACCCCCACCTGTCCCGTCTACGCCAGCCCCGCCGAGGAAGCCCTCCTGCGCCTATCCACCAGCCCGTCCGTGCTGGATGCCCTGCGCGCCGATCCCAGCACCCAGGCCGCCGTCCACGAAGCCCTGGACCTCCTGCGCAGCCAGGCCGTCAGCTTCGCCCTGCGCGCCGGCTTCCGCGTGGTCGAGATCCGCAGCACCCGCCTCCCCCATCCCACACTAGCCCGTTACGAGGTCCCCCATGCCTGAATCAGACCGCACCTCCACCCACACCGATCTGCCCGTGTCCGACCTGGACACCACCCTGGCCGACAAGACCCGCTGCAAGCGCGACCCGGCCACCATCGAACGCTATGCCGCCATCCTGGATGACCTGCCGCCCATCGAGGTCTACCAGGTCGGCACGCGCCTCCTGGTCACCGATGGTGCCCACCGCGTGGCTGCAGCCCAGGAGTGCGGACGCACCACCCTGCCGGCCCTGCTGCTCACCGGCCGCACCGAGCACGAGGCCTGGCTTGCCGCCATCACCGCCAATCAGGAGCACGGCCTCCCGCTCAAGGCCGCCGACCGCCGAAAGATCCTGAGCCTGCTCCTGGATGACCCCCGCCTGCGCAAGCGCAGCGACCGCTGGCTGGCCGACCTGATCGGATGCTCCCCGACCACGGTCGGCGACCTGCGCCGCGAACGCGAGCAGATCGGCGCCATTCCCACCGAACCCGAGCGCACCACGCGCGACGGCACCACCATCCACGTCCCCACCCCGCAGGCCCCGGCCACGGTGGGCGACCCCGTCCAGCCTACCGATGCCTGCGCCGATGCCGATCTGTTTGCGGGCGATCACGCCGTAAACCCCAACGTCCAGGTGGTCGTCCGCGATAACACTGGATCGATCGGCAACACGGGCGGCATAGCCGTGGAGAAAACCCTCCCCGGCGACACCAGCCGCACCCACGCCCTGACCCGCGCGGTGCGATCTCTCATCGCCGAGCAACTGCGCACCGGAGCCTCCTGCATCGCGCCCATGGCTGCCCTCCAGGCCCTGGCCCTGCGCTGGGGCCTCACTGCCAGCACCCGCTGCCACGACATCTGCCGTCAGGTCCTCCTGCGCCGTGGCATGGCCCTTGACCAAACTGAGGAACTGACGCACACCTTCGCCTCGGCTGTCGCCTGGTCTTTGGCCGATGCCCTGGAATCCCCCGCCGTGTCCACCAGTGACCTGATCGACCTCGACCAGATCGCCATCTGGTGGGGTCTGGATCCCGAGGTCTTGCGCATCCATGCGGCCAAGAGCGTGCCGGCATGATCCGCACCGTCCTCTCCCGTGCCGATGCCGAGTCCTTACCCATCCTCTGGCGGGAGGGTTCCGTTCTGGCTCGCTTGGCCCATCTGATGGACTACTGGAAAAATCTATGTGTGCCCCATGTCTACCTGGGCACCAGCAGTCGCGAGATGGATATGGCCGTCGTCACCCCAGCCAGGCGATTGTGGTGCATCGAAGTCAAACTCAGCCTGGCCGATTGGAAACGAGATCTCACCAAGCAGGAGTATCCCGCCAGCGTGCGCCCCACCCGGTTCTATTACGCCGCTCCAGCCTCCCTGGTGACCTGGCACGATGATCCCGTGCGCCCCTGGCGATCCTGTCCGGATCTGCCCGACTGGATCCCCGCCCACGCCGGCATCCTGTGGCTGACCAACGAACGAATCATTACCACCGGCGACAACGGTCACTGTCAGGTGGAAGATCGTCCGCATCCCAGTGGCGCCATCCGTCCTGCGAAAAGCCTGCACCGCCAGCCATTGTCCGATCGCCACTATCTCGAACTGCTGCAAAAGCTCGGCAACCAGTACTGGCGTCACGTCGCGGAGCGCGACACCCCCACCCCCTTGCGCGTGGAGTTGACCCCATGACCACCACACCCCCACCCGCCTGCGCCCGCCTCGCCGCCGCCAACCTCCCACCCGTCCAGGAGGCCCGCGCATGACCCGCCTCCTGGGCGACCCCGCCAACCGCATCCGCACCGTCCGCAAGGTATTGCGCGGACTCGCCCAGGCCCAGGCCGATGGCACCGCCGCCATCTGCCAGCACTGCAAGCGCCCCTTCCGCCCCGCCCTCGCCGATCGCGCGCTGGGCGCGACCTACTGCTGCGTCACCTGCTTTGAGTCCGACCAACAGAAACCCCCGTCCACGAAAGGGACACCATGACCATCACCATCAACTTGGACTTCGCGTCCATTGTCAGCGAAGCCGTCCAACCGGAGCGCATCAAGCCCCTGGTGGAGAACGCCATCCGCGACGCCATCAATGCCGCGATCCAGCATGCGACCTCCTACAAGAGCCGATTCCAGGAGGAATTGATCGCACAGTTGTCCGAGGCCCTGCCGCATGGGTTGGCCATCGACGACATGTCCAAGTTCCAACATGTCCTTAACGCTGCAATAAATGAAGCCGTCCACGGCCAAAATGCCAAGACCGTGCAGACCGCACTGGCGGTCGCCGCCAAGAAAGTCATGCCGGACGTTCCCACCCGCATCAAACTGTCGGAGCTGATCGCGGCAGCCCGCGCAGGATTGCACGTGAACGAAGGCGAAGAGTTCTATGCAGAACTGGAAATGAACGAATATGGCGGCCGTTTATTCCTCGACGATGACGCCTGCAAACGTGAACGCAAATGGGGATCCGACATCATTCTGGCCTTTACCAAGGAAGGCGAGGTCTTTTCCCTACGCCTAGATGGCCGGGACATCACTAGCGCTGGCGACCTTTTCCTGGGTGATGCCGATCCGAAAAGCATTCCGGATGCCTGCGGCCGATTCGATGGCTTGCTGTTGTCCATGTACGTGGGCCGTACCTCGATCGAGATCGATGGCGATGCCGACGATGTGGAAACATGGGCAGAACCGAAGGACGGTGAACCATGAAAAACAGTCGCATCGAATGGACCGATCACACGTTCAACCCCTGGATCGGCTGCACCAAGGTTTCTCCGGGGTGTGACCACTGCTATGCGGAACGGCTGATGGATCACCGCATGCATAAGGTGTCGTGGAATGGCGCCCGCGTGCGCACGTCGTCCTCCTACTGGCGGCAGCCGTTGCGCTGGGACAAGGACGCCGCTGCGTCCGGAACCCGCCCTCGCGTCTTCTGCGCCTCGCTGGCCGATATCTTCGACGGACACCCCTCCATCACCAGCGGATGGGTCGGAGATCTCTGGCATCTGATCCACAGCACCCCGCATCTGGACTGGCTGCTGCTGACCAAGCGCCCGCAGAACATCGCCCATATGCTCCCAGAATCCTACGGCATGCCGGCGTGGGGCTATGGATGGGACAACGTCTGGCTAGGTACCTCGATCGAAAATCAGGGAACGGCAAACCTGCGCTCCGTTGAACTGCGCATAATACCAGCCCGCCATAGGTTTATCAGTTGCGAACCCTTACTGGGTCCGGTGGAGATCCATCTTGACGGAAGGCTCCACTGGGTCATCGCCGGTGGTGAATCCGGACCGCAGGCCCGCCCGCTGCATCCAGACTGGGCGCGATCACTGCGCGATCAGTGTGTGTACTCCGGAACCCCTTTCTTCTTCAAGCAATGGGGAGAATGGGCTCCCTGGGATGACGACAACTGGTCGCTGCCCGCAGGAGCCGATGACGTGATCGCCCACGATCACGCCATCACCCTGGACGGCGTCGAGTTTCTACGGGTCGGTAAAAAGCGTGCCGGCCGCTGCCTGGATGGTCTCACCTGGTCGCAACTGCCCGCAGAGATGCGAAAGTCCACCCCATGACCGACACCCCACACCCGGGCGAAATCACCTTCCCCCGCTGCCCGATCTGTCAGGCCGAAATCCGCGGCACGCCACAGGTGATCTGGATCGACGGCAGCCGGCAGTCCACCGGCCCCTGTTGTTCCGTCCATCATGCCCAGTCCCGCGCCATCCATCAACTGACCGATCTGGTCCAGCGTCTGCGCGCCCAGCAGGACGGGATCGAAGGAGATGATCATGCCTGATCCTGTCCTGGCCCAGCGCATCCAATCGGTCATGGCTGACCATCACGTCAGCATCTACGACCTGCTCATGGATCCCATTTTTACCGATCGCACCTACCCCGAACTCGCCCGCATGGTCGAACGCGGCATGGTCAGCCTGGCCGATCTGCGAGATCTCTCCCAGGCCATCGGCTGCACCATGGCTGACCTCTGCGGCACCACCCGCCCCGTGCGCGTCTCCTGCCATCTCGACGGCCGGGGCTGCATCCGCGAAGTCCAATCCACCGACGGAACATGGAGCCGCGCATGAGACTCTGGAAATACCATAGCGAGACGGGGACCGTCACGTCGATCGAAGGCACACCCTATCCAGGCACCGATGCCGATGGTGAAACCTGCTACGACAATACGCACTTCCATACCGAGGACGAAGCCTGGAAACACATGATCGAGGATGTCAGGGCCGGCGTGAGCCTCGCCGGAATGGCAGTGATAAGCACCAGAAAATCACTGACCGCAGCGGAACACGAGGCGGGACAGGCGTGCAAACGCTACAGCATCGTCATGAAAAACCTGCCGAAACACATGCAACAGATGATGAGGAGCGAACCATGACCCCCACCACCCAAAAAGCTGACGTGGCGCCCGCGTCGGGCGCTCACGTCCAGCGCGTTGTTGGGCAGACCGAGCCACAGGAGATGAAGCCATGAAACAATCCTATGTCGTGATCCGTGACGTTCTGCGAGTCCACGGATCGCAGACTTTCTGCGTCGAGGCTGAGTCTTACGAGGAAGCCGCCGCGCTTGTTTACGCCGGGAAAGGTGAGCTTGATTATGAGGAAATAGAGGTACAGGAGTTGTCCGACCATTGCGATGTATCTTTGCCGGATGATCGTAAATCGACGCGCATTGATGGTAGGAAGGCCCGTATTCACAACCCCACAGATCACCGGGCCGGCGAAGGAAAGCCATGAATAACATAAATCAACCCACGTCGCCGGCTCCGGTGCAACGCGTTGTTGGGCGGCTTTCTAGTGAAGTGCTGACCATTGAGAGACAATTAGAGAAATTAAAGGCTTTATATGTAGAAATGGTTGCAACCATATCACTTGAGGGGAATAGCAATGAGCCTGTCTACAAATTGCGCAAGTGCGTGCAATTTAACATCAAGCACGCAATTGAAGCTTGCGATATGCCGGAATTAGTTGGATTGCTACTTGATCCGCCCAACACCGCCATCACCCTCAAGCACATGAAGCTCACCCCCGTGCCGAAGTCCAAGAAACCCCAACCCGCTGAACCCCTCCCCGACCGCCTCGCCGACTGCACCGTCCCTGAACTGGTTATGGCCATCGGCTCCATCCTGCCTCCCGGCGACTGCGCCAAACTCCTGCACCGCTGCCGCACCTACCGCCTCGACACCCAGCAGGCCGTGCTCCAGGCCCAGATCCACGCCCACCTGGAAGAAATCGCCAGCGCCGCCCGTGTCCTGGATGATCCGCAGTCCACCCCCACCGCTCGCGCGGATGCGCACCGGCACTGGCTGGCCGCGCACGATGCCCTCACCCACCGCTTCGCCGAATCCCTGGATCTGCAATCCCGCACCCCATGACCCCCAATGACCCCCGCCGACTACCTGCGCATCGCCTGGCGCATCCTGGCCCCGCCGCCCGGCGGAACTATCTGGGACTGGCTCTGCCGCCACGGCCGCATCCCCGCCAGCGAATCCGGCCGGCCGGGCCCGTGGATGCCGGGCCAGGCCACCCTCTTTCGTAAGCCCTTGTCCATCGCCTGGGCGCGCCTGACCCTCTCCGATCTCCCCACCGACCCCCACGCCCGCCACGCCGCCGCGATCCTGGTCTGCGCGCCCAGCCAGGTCGGCAAGACCAAGTCCTTCCTGCACGGCGTCCTGGCCTATGCCATCGACGTGATGCGGACCAATGTCGCCTTCATCACCCACAAACAAAAACAGATCAAGCAGCACCTCCGGATCCGCCTGCTGCCCATGTTCGAGTCCACCCCGCGCTTGCAACGCTACCTACCCACCACCGAGGCCCTGCGCCGCGAACGGTTGGGCGGAAGTCTCTGGCAACTAGAAGGCGCCAACCTGCACGCCATCTGTGGCAACGTGGCCAGCGACCTACGCGAGTACTCCCACCAGATCGGCATCAGCGACGAGATCGAGGCCTACACCGACGACGTTGATGGAGAAGGCGACCCCATCACCCTGTTCCTGGATCGCCAGAAACGCTACGAAGACACCAGCCTCTTCGCCGCCGCGTCCACCCCCAACCGCGTCGATGGCCATACCTGGTCCAAACTCTGCCAGGGCACCCATGAGCGTCTGCTCATCCGCTGCCTGGCCTGCGGTCAGGACCAGGACCTCAGCCCGGACCACCTGGTGGCCCTGGATACCGCCCTGACTCCGGACGAGATCCACCGCCGCGATGCCGCCGCCTACGCCTGTCCCGCGTGCGGGGTCCTGCATCGCACCGACGCCAAGGACCGCATGGTCGCCGAAGCCATCGCCGCCGATCGTTGGGTGCCGGGTACCTGGCAGATCGACGACGCGCATCCCTCCGGCCACTGGACCCCGGCCACCGCCTGGCGTCTGACCGCCAACGGCAAGCAAGAGGTCGTGGACCTGGGCACCTGGACTGCGAAGGGTGACAATCCCCGCTGGCAACTGGCGTCCTGGACCGCCCCGCTCAACGCCTGGCGCACCTTTCAGTTTAACTATTTACACCATCCGGAATGCGCCTGTGGACGCTTTCTGGCCCACGAACTCAAGGCCGCGCTGGGCCGGGCCGAAGAATACCACGGCCACGTCACCGGCTGGCGGGCTGAGCCCTACCTCACGGCCGGCACCGCCCTGACCACCGATGCCGTCACTGCCGCCATCGGCGCGCCGTATCGCCTGGGCGTTGGCCCGGTCACCCCGCGATGGCTGATCGTCACCGCCGACCAGCAGGGCAACAGCGTCTCCACCTGCTGGTTCGCCTTTGAGGTCCGCGCCGTGGCCCCGGGTGGCGAATCCTGGTTAGTGGATACCGGCACCGTCCACGGCATGGCCGGCTTGCGTGAACTGGAGCAGCGCACCTACCTGTGCGGCGGTGTATCCACCCGGATCGCCCGCATCGCCGTGGACGGATCCAACGGCAACGTCTGGCGCGCCCTCCGCGCCTGGGCCGCAGAATCCTATCAGGCCCTGCGCGTAGCCGGGGCTAGCCCTGATGCCGCCAAGGCCGGAGTCCGGCGCATCCTCCTGGAGGGCGACGCCAGTCTGGCCGCAGACACCCCCTGGCGCGAACGCGTCCCCGGCAAGCGCGACCTGGCCCACATTCCCGAAGGCTGCCGGATCTTCCGATGGAACAAGACCTGGTGGAAAGACCACGCCGCCGCCCGTCTCGCCGGCCAGGACGGTCATCCGCCGTTGCACTTGCCCACCGATGACCCGGAGATGCCCAAGGCGCTCAAGGTCTACCTATCCAGTCTCACCAGCGAAGAACGGGTGGTAGCCCGCATCGGCGCGCCCGGTGGCCGCAAGCGCGATGCCATTGTCTGGCAGGAACGCCTGGTGAAGGATCCTACCGGCCGCGAACACCAGCGCACGGATACCCACTGGTGGGATGCCTGTGTGATGGCTGACGTCCTCAGCGACCTGATCGGCGCCTTCCGCGTCGAGGCCGCCGGCCCCGATTCCGGGCCCACCCCGGATCCAGTCACCCCCACCACGCGCCCCGCGCCGCCACCACCCACCCCAGGCCGCCCACGCCTGACCCGGCGCTTCTCCCGCCTCGCTCGCCGAAAGGTATAGCCATGCCCCAACCCTACCACCTGCGCTACGTCTACCCCAAGCGATCGCGCTGTCCCGCCTGCCAGTCCCGTGAGTGGTCCTCGGCGGGACGCTCTGGCGCCACGGAATACCGGCGTTGCCAAGCCTGTCGAAAAACCTACAAGGTCCGCGCGCTGGCCGAGGAAATCGAGGCGGGTCTCCCCACCAGTTGTTTGCAGCCGGTTTCCTAATCGCAAACATTTTTTGAGATCGGCCCATGGACCGCCTCGTCCTGCGGGCCACGATCTGCCCCATGGCCTGGACCTACGCGGACTGGGAAGAGCAAAGCACTGACGACGCGCGGCTCACCCGCCTGCGCCAGTGGCGCACCGAACTGCGCCAGGCCCTGACCCTGGAAGTGGACGGCACCGGCCATCGCGTGGCCGCCGCCCAGATCCGCCAGGCCCTGGCCGATAGTCAAGTCGATCTGGAACGCTACGAGGCCAAGGTCGCTGCCGCTTCCGCGACCTCGCGCCCGCTTTTGGTCAGCACGCGCACCCGCACCCCGCTGCGCAGCGGAGGGTACTGACATGGCCACCTCCCGCGCCCTGGCCGTGCGTGCCTCGGCTCGACCCCTCATCCGGGCCGGCTTGACCAGTTTCCGGGCCACCGAGAGCAGCCGCAGCCGGTGCCGGGTCTCCGGCAGTTCTGGCGACACGCACGCCGATGACCGTACCCGCCAGGTCCTGCGCGATCTGTCCGGCGATCTGGAGCGCAACGCCGAAGGCTACCAGATCATGATCCACGCGGCGGCTCGGCTGATGGGGGCGCCCACCCCGCGACCGCTCGTTGGCCCGCAGGACTGGCGCGAACGGGTCGTGGCCGCCTGGAGGTCCAAGGCCTCGCGCACCCGGGGCGGGTTCGATGCCCGGGGCATGCTCGCCTGGCCGGCCCTGTGCCCCGCCTGGTGGCGGGCAATGTGGCTCGACGGCGACATCGGCGTGATACCCCGCTCCGATGGCACCCTGGCCTCGATCGAAGCCGATCTCATCGCCGGGGGACGCAGCAAGAACCAGCACGCCCGCGTGGTCGGCGGCGTGGCCTACGACGGTGCCCAGCAGGTGATCGGCTATTACGTCTGCCCGCGCACGGCTGCCGGAACCCCGCAGGAAAGCGCCGCCCAGTTGGTGGGTGCCGAACAGATGACCTTCCTGGCGCACCTCTGGCGGTTGAGCAATTCCCGCGGCGTGCCTTTGATCTCGGCCGGACTGGACAACGCCGAGCGTGTCGATGCCCTGGTCGAAGCCGAAGTCATCAGCGCGGAACAGGCGTCCAATCTGTACGGCGCCATGCAGCGCCAACCCGCTGCCGGTCAGTTTTCTCCAGCCGTGCCCCTGGCAGACGCCGCCGCTGCCCCGGCCGCGTTGCGCAGCACCGATGGCACCAACCCCGCCCTGATCGATTTCCCGGCCGGCACCTACTGGGATCTACCGCCCGGCATGGAGTGGAAGCCCTACAGCCCGACCCGGCCCAACCTCAACGTGGTGGAAATGCTGCGGCAGATGCTGCGGCAATCCTGCGCGCATCTGGGCATCCCCTTCTCGGTGCTGTTCGCCGACTTCACCGGTGTGAACTGGAGCGGCAACCGCGGTCTGGTCAGCCTCACCCGCGATGCCCTCACATGGTGGCGCGGTGGCCTCCTGGAACCATTCCTGGCCCCGATCTGGTCCTGGTGGATCGGACGCGAGTTGGCCAGTGGACGCCTACCTTGGCCGACCGACAACGGCCGCCGCATCGACCCCGCGCTGCTCCTGACCTGTGCCTGGGACTGGCCTATGCCCGAGTGGCCGGATCCCAGCCGCGAGGCCGAAGCCCTCGACCTGCGCCTGACCCAGCAGACCACCAGCCTATCCCGCACCATCGGCCCGGACTGGCCGCTGATCGTCGCAGAGCGCGAGCGCGAGCAGATTCTACAAGACGCCTCGTATATCCGGCGCTGCCAAGAGGCTCACAAAGCCGTGGATCAAGCAGCTATCCCCGGCCTGACCTGGCGCGAAGTAGTCAACCGCGATGCCTCAGCGAACACGATCACCACCATACCTACGGATCCGAAGTCCGCGGCTGACGAGACGCAGGACCAGGACGACCATGATGATCCCAAGGCCTCCGACCGCGCGGTCGCGATGAGCTATGACAGTTTCGGACACCTGATCCGCGCGGAGAAGACCCCATGAAAATCCCCGGACTCGGCCTGGACTTTTTGCGCCTGCTGCTGGACCAGCGCATCCCCGACTGGCAGAAACTCCCCAGCCTCTACCTCTCGCTGCACACCGCCCAGCCCAAGGGCCAGGACGATGCCGAGACCACCTATCCCACCTACGCCCGCCTGCCGGTGGCTCGACAGGGCATCTTCCGCTTCGAGATCATCACCGAGGCCGGCCGCGACAGCGCGCGCGCGACCCTGACCGCGACCCTGTCCTGGCCGCGGGTGCCGGCCCTGGTGGCCGCCCTGCCCCGCATCACCTGGGTGGCCCTCGGACAAGTCGCCACGGGGACGGGTCGCATCTTCTATCCCATGGCCTTACGCACGCCTGGCATCGACGTGGTGGAAGGCCTGATCCCTGAAGTCCAACCCGGCGACCTGCGCATCGACGAGGCCTAGGCCGTGACCACCCGCACCAAGTCCATCCCATTTGCGTTGGGCAATACACAACAGACTGACCACAAAGTCGGCAAGTGCTGGACCTATATTGCCTCGGCCTTTTTGGATGAGACGACCGACATCAACAGCACCGCCACCAACGACGTGCCCCTAGGTGGTACGGCGGACGATTACATCGCCTTTGGCTGCGAGAGAACCTTCGACTCCATCAGTTTCGACACCCAGACAACCCCTGCCGGAGGTTCCCAGGCGATTGAATACTGGAACGGCGCCTGGGTCACACTGACCACCAGTGGCACCGTCACCCAGGCTGACAATACTACCTTCTACTGGGATACGCCAACAGACTGGGCCACCACTACCCTCAATAGCGAGGGGGACGGACCCTGGTATTACATCCGGATCCGAGTGGCCACCAACCGGACCACGGCCGGCGCACTCCATGCCGTCAATCTGGGCGTGCAGATGAAATGGGCGAACGCCCGGTCCATCACCATCCCGGAAACAGGCGTCACCATCCGCCACGCCTTCGTGCACCTGGTGTGGGATTCGTCCGCGACGACAGGCATCGAAAACAAAAACGTCCGAGTACGGTTCAACGCTGCCTCATTTACAGCGGGTGTCACCCGCTGGACCACCACCAACGCCTGGACGCACGGAGAGGCCTGGAAGCATACCTGCACGTTCGATGTGACCGCACTGCTGAGCACCGCCTACGGTGCAGGAGCCACCTTTACCGTCGATGGGGAACTCTCTTGGGTCTATCGCGGCATAGGATCAACCTACCAGTCACACTGTCATGCGATCCTCTGGGTGACCTATGACTATGACGATACCAGCACCACCCAACTGAACTTTGCCGCCTTGCCAGTGGACAGTCTGACCGGAGCCATCGGCACCAGCCAGGCCACCATCGGTGGCACCGGAGGCATCCGACAACTGACCGGAGCGGGCGGAATCATCCAAGAAAACAGTCCATCGATCGTCGATCTCTGGATGCACTATGCCGGCAACGCCGGAGAGGCCGGCACCACCGACTATGATGTATATGGTCAGATCGACAGCGAGGCAGAAACCCTGCTGGCCAACTACGACGCCGCCAATCAAAGCGACTATAATCGGGAAATCATCTGGCGCCGCACCGACCTGACCACCTCCGCTGCGCATGACCTCAAGGCTCGCGTCACGTCGGCTACCGGGGCTACCTGGTCCAACGTCGGAGCTACGGTCTGGGTGGTTTGGTCCTTCACCGAGTCCGGGACCACCGTCCGCACCGGGCAGATGATGCTGCCCACTCAAATATCCCTGGGCCTGGCCGAAGGCACGGCCGCCACCGCGCGGGATGTCTACAACCAGGACTTCTGGATCGAGGGAGCCAATGCCGCATTGCTCCATGGTGGGTCCGTGGTCCACTGGACCCAGATCGCTGATCCGGGCAATCTGCTCTATGCCTTCGGCGGACAGACCGCCAGGTCCTATTCCTGTTCCGCCTCGAATACCTCCACCACGCTGACCCTGTCGCAGCGATTCGACAGCGGTGCTCAGGCCGGGTCAGGCGTCACCTTTGCCCGTGGCAATGTCACCCTGCAACACAACGTCTATGCCGACACCACCCCGGCCAACGTCGGCAGCATCTCGGCGATGACCTATGTCACCTTCGCGTACGATGCCACGGCCGGCAAACGGCATTCCTTCGCGATCTTCCCGCTCTTCTATGCCACCACCTTTGCCGTCGGCACGGTTCGTCTGACCGGCAGCGTGCAGTTTCTCATCCCGGAAGCGTCGCATTGGATTGCTGGGTGTGGCTATGAAATGACCGAGAACGCCGCCATAGTGGGATCCACCCGTGGGGTCCGGACTGCCCTCGGCAACAACCTGGGATGGGTAGATACCTGCAAGGGTGTCTTCTTGCCAGATGCCAATGACGGTGCGCGCGTATGTCATTTTAACGGCAATGACTGCATTAAAAAATCCCCCACGTTTCTGGGAACCAAATTCGACCCCGTCTCTGCCAGTCGCGTCATCCACAGCGACGGCACTATCTCGCGGCTCACCTCCTGCATGGCGTTCGTCAACTGGCACGACTATACCTATCAATCAACCCTGACCATTGCCGGAAGCGCGGGAGGGACGGTCAGCGTCGAAGTGCGCGACAAAGCCACGTCGGAGGCGCTGATCCAAACCTCCCGCACGGGTGACGGTACTGTGGCCGTGACGTGGTACGACAGTGCCCGCGACGTGGTGGCCACCGCCTTGGAATCGACTACCCGCGCCGGTCAAAGCCTGGCGTTCGTGTTCGGGTCCAACCTCACCCTGCCCGTCGTGGCCGGCATCAGCACCGATCCGGGTGAGGCCACGGTCAAGACCGGCACCGCATACACCTTCGACGGTGCTGCTAAGACGGGGTCCTATACCGGCAGCGACCGCTGGACCGATCCCGGCGAGGACAATGTGCGGAGCGCCACGGCGTACAAAGCCAACAGTCTGACCAACAATAAGACGGGCTCCTGTGCCGTCCCCGCCGCAGGAAATGTCCTGGCAGGCGTAGCGGTCGATGCCACCACCGGCACCTTCGACGAATCCGCTCGCAACACCGACCCCGGCGTGGCGAATGTCGCCGATGGTGTGACCTATAAAATCCAGAATGTCAGCAAGACGGGCACCTACGATCCAGGGGGTGCCGTCTATACAGATCCGGGTGTAGCCAATGTCAAGGACGGAGTCTCCTATACGTTTAACGACCTCCCCAAGGTCGGCACGTACGATCCCATCGTTGATCCCGCGGATGTCACCGCGGCCACGCAAACCCTGGTCACCTTCCCCCCCACGACCTTTCCGCCGGCCAGCGATCCTCCGACCGCCAGCGACTATGTCCGCGCCGTGTTGTCGGCAGCCATGCCATGACGACGGTCGCGGAATACATCGCCACCCTCAGCGGCCTGTCCGGGGCCACCTTCCCGCAGCATGTGTCCGCCCTTTCCGGTGCCACCGGCAGCACGATTGCCGAGGCATTGGCCGCCTATTCTGGCCTCGCCAGTGCCACCCTGCCGGAACACCTGGCGGCATCCCCGGTGCCATCGCCAGTTTCCATCACTGTACAGGGCGGATATGGCCGCGAACAGCGCGTGCCGCTCTCACTGCGGGCGCGTGGCATCGGCACCGCGTCGTGCATGGTCACCCAACGTCGCTGCCTCGATGCCCAGGTGCAGGGCCAATCGACGGGCATGATTTCACCCACCCAACGGCGTGTGTTATCAGCCATGGGACGGGGTGAATCCGCGATCCATTTCCAGCCGACGCATCGACTGATCTTCTCAGCGCACTGCGACCACACCGCCGAGCAGCGTTACCAGCGCGATCTGGAACGCATGTCCGAAGCCCTGCGCGCCGAGGCCCTGGCCCTGCGCATGCTCGGTTTCTAAACGAAAACATTTTTTGATAAGACGCATTTGCAGGGTCGCTGGTGCTTGACTACGTTGACCGGAGTCATGACCCAGCCCCGTTGCCTCACCCCTGGTTTGCGCTGTCTGGCCACCGCCATCTCGGTGACCACGGGCGCCACCAGCAACGCCGGCCGCTGGCGTCTGTATTCGGGCGCGGTGATCCAGCAACTGTGGGATCTGGGCGACAAGCGCGGGGGCTTCCAGGCCGTTGATGTCGTGGTGGATCTGTCCACCGTGCGCCTGGCCAAGCCGGCGATCCCGGCCCTCTACAACCACTGGTCCGATGCCATCGTCGGCTGCTGGAAGGATGGCGACGTACGCCCCACCGGCGAAGACGCGGGCATCTATGCCAGCCTGGATCTGTACCGCACCGGCGAAGGTCACCTGCCCGAAGCCGACCGCGTGGCCGCTCTCCTGGATGCCGGCCATCCCTGGGAAGCCTCCATCGGTGGCGATGAGCGCATCGGCTTTGATCTGGAAGAGATCAAGGCGGGGACAACGGTGTCCATCAATGGCCGCACCGTGCAGGCCTCCAGCGACCGGCCCCTCTTCATCGCCCGCAACGTCACCCTGCGCGAGGCCAGCATCGTCCCCTTCGGTGCGGATGGCCAGACCGGACGCATCGCCGCTGCCCTCGCCGCCCGACCCATGCCCACCTCGACCCGTCAGGAGAACCCCATGGCCGACCTCAAGGCCCTGCTCGCCCGTCATCCCGCCGTCCATCACGGCCTGATCGCCAGTCTCGTTGCCGCCGACAAGCCGGAAGCCGAGATCGATGCCGCGGTCACCGCCGCCATCATCGCCACCAAAGACGCCGAGATCACCGATCTTAAGGCGCAGGTCAAGGCCGCCCAGGACCAGATCACCGTCCTCAAGGCCGGCAAGGGCAGCGAGACCACCCCGAACACCACCGGCGGCGACGGCACCGCACAGCCCAAAACCCGCCTGGAAGCGCACGCCCTGTTGCGCGCCGACGGATTCAAGGGTGCTGTCCTGGTGTCCGAATGCCGGAAGCGGTGGCCGACTCTCGTCTGAGTCGATACCGCAACCGACAGCGTCTGATCCCCTCCCCGCTTACCCATTGACTGAAAGGCCACCCCATGGCCACCCAGACCGACCTCCCGTCCATCAGCATCCTCGCCGGCGAAGCGCTGGAAGCCTATCGCATCGCGCAGCGGGACGGCACCTACGCCGACGCCCTCAGCCGCAATGCCATCGGCATCACCCAGGAAAAGGTCGCCAGCGCTGACGATGTCGCCGTGCGCATGCCGGCCGCCGGTACCAGCAAGGTGACCGCCGCTGCCGCCGTCCTCATCGGGGCCATCGTCGTGAGCGCCGATGACGGCAAAGTGCAGCCGATCCCGGCCACACCCGGCGTCTACATCCAGCGCGGCATCGCCATGCAGGCGGCCTCTGGCAACGGCAGCATCTTCGAGATCGCCCCCATCGGCTGGGGTCAGATCATCAACCTGGCCAACCAGGCCGCATCGGCTGCGGTGACCGCCACCACCACGCCGACCTCCTTCGACAAATCGTTCACCTTCCCGGCCAACAGCCTCAAGGCCGGCGACCGCATCCGGTTCCGCGCCCAGGTGATCGCGAGCGCGACCAACAGCACCGACACGCTGACCCTCAAGGCGCTGCTGGGCTCCGATGAACTCGCGGCCACCGCCGCGGTGGACGTGGCCAACGGCGACATCGGGTACATCGAAGGCGAGATCGTCGTCCGCACCGCCGGGGCCAGCGGCACCGCCGTGGCGGCTGGCAGCCAGGCGCTGGGCGTGCCCGGCACGGTGACCGCCAAGCCGTTCCTCAAGGCCAGCTTCACCCTCGACACCACCGCCACCAAGGAACTGGCCATTCAGGCCACCTGGTCCACGAACAACGCCGGCAACTCCTGCCGCCTCGACGTTCTGGATGTCGAACTGCTGCCGGCCGGCGCCGGCTGATGTAACTGCCTGACCACCATCCCCACCCCCTCCCCATCGATCACCAGGAACCGCCCCCATGACCATCAACAACGCCACCGTCTACCCGCGCCCCGACCTGCCCCTGTTGGTGGTCGAGGACATGCCGGACCTCGCTGGAGGCTTCATCGCCCACGAAGTCCTGCCCATCCTGCCGGTGGCCATCTCCACCGCACCGGTGCCCAAAAGCCTTCGCGGCGCCACGGCCAATATCCACCGGACCAAGCGTCCGAAGTATGGTGCATACCCTACCATCCAGAATGTGATCTCCAGCGATGCCATCTACAACTGCGAGGACAATGGTATCGAGATTCCGCGCGATGCCAAGGATATCGAGATCCACGGCGGTCAGGACAAGGCTGACCTGCTCTTCGGTGCCCAGGCGCTGCGCTCGGCCCTGCTGGTACAGGAATACGCCGCGGCCAGTCTGCTCTTCACCACGGCCACGTTCGATAGTGGATACAATGCCGCTGCCGCTGCCGTCTGGGATCACGCCACGGATGGCAAGCCCCTGAACGACATCGCCAACGCCAAGGCCGCGATCCAAAAGGCCTGCGGCATGAAGGCCAACACGGTGGTCATGGGGTACGGCAGCTATGTCGCCATGTGCAAGTGCCCGCAGGTCCAGACCGCGATCCGCAACATCCTGGGCATCAATACCCGGGGCGATGCCGCCATCGAAATCCCGCTCAGCACCCTGTCCATGATTCTCAACGTCGCGCGGATCCTGATTGGCGAGGCCACCTACAACACCGCCAACGAAGGCCAGACGGCGGTGATGGCCAACGTCTGGGCCGACAACTGCCTCGTCTGCTACACCGACACCAGCAGCGCCGGCCTGATGCCTGGCCTGGGCCGCACCTTCGTGTGGGAAAATGGCCTCTCCGGTCTGTCGGCCGCCGATGTCCAGGCCATGCCCGCGCCCCTGCGCCATGTTATGCTCGAACTGGTCGGCACCACCGACAACTACGAGAAAATGCGCGCCCGCACCTACCAGGACCAGTTGGTGCTGAACAAGGGTGCCGGCTACCTGATCACCAACACCGAGGCCGAGGCCTGATCCAAGGCACAAGGCGCCGGGCCGGCAGGGCTTCCCCTTTCTCCCTGCCGGCCCGGCGCTGCGTCCGAAAGGGACCCATGCTTGCCTGCCTGTTGACGCCCCTGCACGGGCTCCCCTTCGCCGCCCTGGTGGCGATTCAGTGGGATCCGCAGTGCATCACCGATGAAGCCATGGCCACGCGCAACCTGATCGCCGGGGCCGTGGGATCGCACCTGCTGGTCAAGCGCATCAACGCCAAGCGCGCGGCCCTGGTCGCCAAGTACAACACCACCTGCACCGGTGCCCATGCGCGCGAGGGCCAGACCGTCGCCTTTCTGCTGGCCCAGGAAGAAGGCGACCTGCCCGCCCTGGCCGCCGACCTGATCGCCGGAGATCTGCTGGATCAGATCGCCCTCGGCCCTCTGGAAGACCCGCCGCCGGCCCGTTCGCGCAAGGCCAAGAGTGAACCGCCCGCCGATGCGGGCGATCTCTCCTCCACCGATCCCACCACCCCACCGCCCCTGGCCTGATCCATGACCATCCGCGCCGGTGACACGCAGACCGCGATCCTCGTCATCACCGACGCGTCCGGTGCGGTCGTCACCACCGCGGTCATCGGCGATCTGACCATCACCGCCCGCTTCAACGCCGCCAGCCACACCCTGGGCGGCACCGCCCTGACCCATCTGGGCAGTGGTGTCTATCAGTTCACCTACACCGGGCCCAGCACCGCCGGCAGCCTGGCCGGGCGCCTCAGTCACGCCACCTGGACGATCAGTCCCGATGGGTTCACCGACACCGTCGAGGTCTACGACCTGGACGCCATCGCCGCCCTGGCCACCACCACCGCCACCCTGACCGCCAGCGCCATCGTCCTGCAGGAAGTGGATCTGGGCCAGGTGGTGGTGGGTGATTCCTGGCGCTCGGCGGTTCTGACCGTCAGCCAGACCCTGCTGGATGCCTGGGGCCTGAGCAATCTCTCCGGCTACACCGGCAAACTCAGTGCAGCCGTCCGCACCGGCCCCACCGATACCGACCAGGATGTCGTCACCGTCACCGAGGTGGATCTGGCCGCCAATCAAGTCCGCCTCTCTTGGATCACCTGGCCCGCCGGCATCACCCTGGCCAGCGGGGTCACTGAACAGCCGCTCTACCTGGACCTGCAACTGGTCGATCCCACCGCCACCACCACACCCAAGGTCCTCACGCTGGGCCGCTATACCCTGACCGCCCTCTGGCAGCGCGACACACGGACGAGTCTGACATGACCTGGTTCAAGCATACGCTGACCCCGTTGCAGATCGCCCAGCAGTGTGGACTCAATCTGCTGGATGAACTGGCCGCCGGAGATCTGGATGGTGCCGCGGACTTCCTGCTGGTGCATGACACCACGGCCGGAACCAGGAAGAAGTACAAGCCGGCCGGGCTGACCACTGCGCTCAATCTGGTGACGGCGGCAGCCGCCTTCGCCACTGATAACCGCCTGCTGTCCAGCGACGGAACCGGGAGAGGGGCGAAAGTCACCTCGGTCCAGATCTCTGGCGACAATGTCACCATCGTCGGCAACCTGACCGTCAGCGGAACCACCATCACCTTCGATACGGAAACCGTCACCGTCGAAGATCCTCTCATCAAGCTGGCCAAGGCCAACAGCGCGGACATTTTGGATATAGGGTTGTATGGACTCTACAACGATGGGACGGCCCGATATGCTGGACTATTCCGTGATGCTACCGACGGCAAGTTCCGATTGTTCAAAAACCTGACCGTTGAGCCGACCACGACCGTCAACATCGGCGATGGGTCGTTCCAGTTGGCTCCGCTGGTGATCGGAGATCTGACCGCGGATGCGATGGTGGGGGATTCGCTTGTGCTGGGGACGGATCCGACGGGGTCGGAATTGCTGAGGGTGGGCGGGGCAATAAAGCTCGGTTCAGTGACAGTATTCACGTCTCACGCACTTACATCGTCAACACAGGGAGATATGCTAAAATGGGCTGAGTTTGGATATGGCAATTATTCTGCCTTGAGGCTCGGCCTATCGGACCGCGACATTGCCTTGGGTGTAAACCCGGCAAGCGTAGCAGGCGGGTCATTCAGCGGTAATGGAACGGAAATGTTAGTAAACCGAAATATAAAATTTTTGCAGCCAAATGCGGGAAGCACGGATTGGGAAATGGCGTCTATTGTTGTTGGAGGCATACGGATAGGAGCAGACCCCAGCGGTACTGAGGAACTACGAATCACGGGCGCGATTCACAACACTGGTATCATCAAGTGCGACAATACCACCGACGCCACCGGCCCAACTGACACCAGCGCCTCGATCAATACGGCGGGCGGCCTGGCGGTTGCAAAAAAGATATTCAACGGAGATACCACCAACGCCACCGACAAAGACACCGGCGCCCTCGTCACCGAAGGCGGAATTGCTGCTGAACAGTCCATCTTCGCCGGTGGCGACCTGCAATGCTCCGGCGTCCTCAAGATTGACGGCACCCAGGTCGTCAAAGAGCAGCAAGCCGCCGTCGCTGATGTCTCCACCGCAGACGCCACCGACCTGACTACGGTCATCGCTCTGGCCAATGCTATCAAGTCTACGCTCAACACCGTCCTGGCCCGTAAACGTGCCCACGGCCTGATCGCAACATGAGGACAGCACCATGGCCTTCGACGATCCCATCACCACCCCCACCGCCGCCGACACCCGCCTCGCCGGTCTGGAGCGTGTCTGCGTGGTCATCCAGCCCGGTGGCGACGACATCGAGGTTTACTACGGCATCGTCCCCACCACCGCCACCGGCGAGGTCTGCGGCGACGTGACCCGCCGGCATGCCTCGACCCGTCTGGCCAAGTTCAAGGACCTCGTCTTCGACGGCATCACCGTCGCCCAGGCCGTCGCCACCCTCAAGAAACTCGGCAAGAAAATTGCCAAGGACAAGGAAAGCCCATGAGCAAGAAACCCGCCGCGCCTACTGCCGCACCCGCGCAGGCCACCGGCTCCTACACCGTCCGCGATCCGGTCCTGGCAAAACTCACCAAGGGCATGATGGACGCCCTGGTCTTCGCTCCCGACCTCATGCGCGAGGGTGCCACCCTGATCGTCGCCAATCTGGTCAAGGACATCGACGCCCGTCTCCATCCCAAAACCCCCTGATACGCCCACAAATCATTGCCATGCCGACCCGCTGCGCCCTGCGCCCCCAGTCCATCGATCCCCACGCCGAGACAGAAGCGCTGGTCAAGGTGGACAAGATGTCCTGGATCCAACGCATCTTGTGCTTTCTGCGCTGCCCGCAACTGCGGGCCTTCCTGTATGTGCTGGCCAGCATTGGTCTGGTCCTCGGATCCTGGGCATGGGCGGAAGTGTCCGGCCTGGACAAGCGATGCTCGGCACTGGAGCGCAAGGACGCCGCCACCGAGGAACGCCTCAAGGCCATCGACGACAACGTCCGATCCCTGGTCCACTATCTGCTGCCCCCCAGGAAGTGATCATGCGCATCCTCTGGCCCCTCCTGTGCCTGATCCTGGTCGCCTGCGGCGAGACCCGCGCCCAGAAACAGCAACTGGCCCAGGCCTGTTCCGACCTCATCGCCGCGAAAGCCCAGCAACCCGCACCAGACCTCGGGAAGCTGATCGCTGCCGCCCTCGATCGCATTGAGGCCTTCGCGGCCGGGACGGGCATGGACCTGCCCGCTCCAATCACCCCCGCCGAGCACCTCACCACGCCGTCCGCCATCCAGTCCGAATTCGACGCCGCCGCCCAGGCCCGGCGCGATCCCCCGCGCGGTGGATGGTCGTCCGTGTGGCTATGGCTCACCGCGACCGGTGCCGTGGCCTTCGCCGTTGCTCGACAGATCGCGCCCAAACTCGGACCCCTGGGTGGCCTGTGGTCAAAAGCGGCTGATGGTGCATGGCGCCTGTTGGCCCACCGGGGACAGCGCACCGATGACCTCTTGGCCCAGCGCGCCCTGGCTGCCGCGCCTATCCTGATCATATGGGCTCAGACCGTGTGCCAGGACGATACTTTGTCCGCGATGATCCCGCCCGAGCAGGTCCAAACCCTGATCGATCTGGCTGCCTGGAATCCCCAGCGCGATCCGTACCCCGGCACGGTGCCGACGTGACCCTGGCAACGGACAGTCTGATCGCCGGCCGCGCCGCCCTGCTCGATCACGTCGGCATTGCTGCTTCCTACCTCGACGACACCGTCGGTCCGGTCAGCCTGTCCATCCTGATCGCCGCCGATGCCAACGATACGCCGTTGCTGGTGGCCGATGAAGTCACCCGCCAGTTCGCGCTGATCACCATCGTCCACACGGCAGTCACCACCCCCAAGCGCGAAGCCCTTGTCACCATCGCCAGCGGTCAATGGTCCGGCACCTGGCGCATCACCCGCGTGCAACCTTTGACTGGTGGCGGTCACGATTGCCGGGCTGAAAAGGTCACCGCCAAGGCACCTACCATCCCACGGGCCGGCCCGCTGCGACCCATGGAGGTGCCGTCATGAGTCGAGCCCGCATCGCCCTGGAGCAGATCGCCCGTCAGTCCGCGCGCGTACCGGCCCTGGCCATCGCGTCCAGTGTGGCCGACCGTGCCAGCGGCACCTGGCCGTACATCCACACCGTGCTGCGCTCGGGCGATCTGCTCATCACCTGGACCGGCACCGCCGTCTACACCGCCACCACCGCCGGCAGCGGCACCGTGCAGACCACCATCACCCTGGCCGATGGCCGCAGTCTGCTGCTGGTGACTGGCTGCACAGCGACCAATACGGTCACGATCAGCCGCACCAGCGGCAGCGCCGTGTCCGCGATCTATGAAGGCGCCGATGTAGCGGATCGGGTGGTCCAGGTGCAGTCAGCGTCCGGCAAGACCTCCCCCGTGCTGATCCTGGACGTTCCCGAGGTCGATCGGGGCCTGATCGCGGTGGGCGCGCGCGAATCCACCGCCACCTTGGAAGCCCTGCTGCTGTCGCCCGCGACCTCCCACACCAATCCCGGCGAGGATTACCTCACCGCCGCCGATCTGGCCGAGCGCCTGATCGAGGACGTCGAGGTCCTGACCGTCGCCTTCGGCGAACCCTGGCAGGTGGTCGGAAGCCGCATCTCGTCCGGCATCCGCCAGGATCCCTGCGAACACCGCCCGGGCGAGATCCTGATCGCCCTGGCCTGGATGCTGGAGGCGCACGGATGACCACCGGATCAGTCCAGATCGGCGGCCGGGTGTCCCCCATCCGCGTCACCGTGGAGCGCATCGAACGCACCACCGCCGGCGAGATCAATTGGTTCTCCAAGATGGACCGGCGCCGCTGGCTGGTGCAGGCCTTCGACCGTGCCGGATGGCAATGGATTGCCGAATATCTGCCGTTGCGGTTCAACCGTGGATATGCCACCACTCGCTTGGGCTATCGCCTCGGTGGCAAGGTGCCGTTCTACGATACAGGCCTGATGGCCAAGGTCGCCTTGAGCAAGGCCCACGCCACCGGCATGATGGACCGCAACATCGGCCCCAAGGTGGTAATCCGCATCCCCACCCCGGAATACGTCAACAAGAATGCCGCGGTCATCGCCGCCTTCCGGGTGGTGCCGGAGTCGGAAGTCCGCTGGTTTGCCAAGATGATCGAGCGTGAACTCAAGGTCGGCCTGGCCATGGCCACCACCAAGACCGCCACCCGCGGACCCACGGCTGGCCAGACCACCACCCGCTTGGGCACCAACAAGGCCACCGCCTGGGACGCCGACCGGGCCGCCGCCCTGCGCGGCAATCTCAACGGCACCTTGAAACTCCGCAGCCGTAACCTGCGGTCCTTCGTCCATGCCCGGGTCCAATCCAACCAGACCCCGTTCGCTGACAAACCCACCACCCCCGCAGCCTGACAGGAGAATCCCATGCCCGCTGCCGCCTCCAAGAACTATCAAGTAAAGTCGGTGTCGTTTACGCCCACCGGCGGATCCATCCAAACCAAGACTGACGAAGTAGTCAACGTCGAGCACTCCGTGAATGGCGAAGTGGTAGACTGGTCCGGTGGCGGTGCCGTCGCCGTCCAAGGCCACAACGTGGAGAACATCAAGGGCTCCGTCGTCGTGACCCTGCTGGATCAGAGCATGGTCTCCGATGCCAGCTGGAAGGTCGGCGTGGCGGGCGTACTGGTGACGACCTACCAGCAACGTAAGGACGGATCCGGTGCGGTGAGCGGTGGCGACAAGACCGTCACCGGCACCTCGTCCGTGGTCACCAACGTGAGCCAAGGTCTGCCGCATCGCGGCCAGGGTACCATCCAGATCTCCTTTGAAGTGGTAGATGCCTCGGGCGTCTACCCCTTCAGCTTCGGTTGATCATGTCCTACCTGCTCCCCGGCGTCCATGCCGCCGATGCCCTCGCCGATCCCCGCCTGGCGCGCCTGCGCCGGGCCTGCGCGCGGTGGACCGCCATACCGCATCCGGATGGCGCCCTGCTGGTGCCCACCCCCGAGACGGGTGCCGCCCGGCCCCCGACCATCCGCGCGTGGCGAGACACCGACGACGGCCTGCGCTACGGCACGCCGGATCCCCTGCCCACGATCGGCGATCTGGCCCGCCGGCATTGCCCACCCTGCACCGACGTGGATCTGGTCTGCGGGGCATCCGTCTCGTTGGCGCTGGGGGCCGCCGCCCCGCGCCGGATCCGTCTGGCGGCCACGTCCATCCGACTGGACGAATACGCCACCCCCCTGGGCACCCTCAGCCACCACCTGCGCTGCCGCACCGTGGCCGGAGAATCCGTCCCCGATGAGGAAACCGCCCGGCTCATCTTCCTGGCCTTGCAGGCCTGCTATCACCTCACCGAAGAAATGGCCGACGATCTCGCCCTGCTGACCACGGCCGATCTCATCCCCTGCTTGGTCGCTGTGTGGGGTGGCGACCCAAAAGCCGCCGCCGGCGGTGGGCCTATCTCACAGCAGCCGCCGCCGGCCTCATCCGCGATCCCGTCCTGTGTCCCCTTGAACTCGAATCCATCGCCGACCACGCCGAAAAACGCCTTGCCCTGATGCGATAACCCATGAGCACCGAAGCCAAGATCGTCTTTTCCGGCAACAGCACCGGCGCCGAAGCAGCGGCAACCAAGGCTGCCGCCGGACTGAAAAAGATTGAGACCGCTGCCCGGTCTGCGGGTGCGGCTGCCGATAACCTCGGGGCCAAGATCCAGAAGATCAAAGGCCCCACCGCGGCCGAAGGAGCCCTACGTGCCATCAGCCGTGGCGGTGGCGTGGTCGGCAGCACCGCCGGCCGGGTCGCCGAAAGCATCCAGGCCGGCGGCAAGTTCGGCGGTGGGATCATGGCCCTGGGTCTGGCCGCCACCGCTGCCAGCCTGGCCCTGCACGCCCTGGTCGCGGCCAGCGACCGGGCCGCGGAACAGGCAGGACGGGTTGCGGAGGGTATGCTCACCCTGGACCGGGCGCGCAAGTCAGCGGTGGGCGCAGCGGATCAAGCCGCCCTGGAGAAGACCGAGATTCTGCGCGGACTGCTCGGGATCGGCGGTCAAGGCGCGGTGGATATGGCCACCAGCCTGGAAAAGCAAGGAGTCCTCGGAGCGTCCGAAGGTCTGACCACGCTGTATCGCGCCAACATGGCCAGCCCTGCCGCGATCAACGCCGCCCGCCGGGCCAGCCAGACTGGACAGATGGGCTTTGAGACGGCGGCCGGGATCATCACGCAAGGCACGTCCCTGACGGGTTCCGTGGATGAAGACGCCATGCGCATCCTGCGTAATGGCAACATCGCCACCCAACACCGCAGCATATCCCAGATGGTGAGTGCTGCCGCAGGCGCATCAGGAGTACTCGATCGCATCCGGACCGGCCAAGGCGAAACCACAGCAGCGGCCTTGGTCCGGGGGCAGAATCAGAACTTGCCCTATAGTGATCCATTGCGCGATGCCTATGCCACTGTGGCGCATCCGGAACTGGTGGCGCGGCAAAAGGTCAATGAAGCCTTGGAAGAACAAGAACGAGTCCTGCGCGCCCAGACCGATGCGGCTTGGCTGTTCGTGGAGGTTCTCAAGGAAATGGGGTCCTGGGTAGGCATGTCTGATGGATCAAAGACCATGCAGCTCAAACGGCACGTCGAGGTCCGTCGTCAGGTTGTTGGTGGAGGATAAACCATGCCCACCCCTCAAATCGGCACTGTTGCCTTCGCCGTTTGGCAGGGACCACCCCTGCCCCAGTTCCTCACCGTGCATCAGGCCACCCACCGGATGGGAGAGCAAGGCGAGATTATCGAAGCCTACGGCAGCCAAGCCCCGCCCATCACCGTGGACCTGCTGACGTATAGTCAGACCACCGCCGACAGGGATGCGCGCGTCCAGGCAATCAGCGCCCTGCATGGAACCGTGGTGGAATGCCGCGACTGCCTGGATCAGACCGCGTATGCACTGGTGCGTGTGGCCAGGCCGCCGCACGCACGCGCCTGCCCCGTCGGCTTTGGCATCCCCGTCAACGGCACCCTGGTCCGCACCTCTTGGCAGATCACCTGCCAAGTCGAACTCATCAGACAACCGACACCCACCCCATGACCCTCCCCTGCTATGCCTGGCTCTGCACGCCGGTCGGCTCGGTGCCGCCCTACGCGTTCCCCTTCTCAACCGAGATAGGCCAATGGCGTCGCTGCCCTCGTCTGATCGTGGAATCCTATACGATCGCGGCCCGTGGCCGAGGATCCGCATCCTTTCAACTGTTACACAACCACTACCGAGAACCGGGCCACAGCCCCGTCATCGACGTGGATCCGATTGTGGCCGGACAATGGGTCATCATCACCGAAGGCGCTGAACTCCAAACCAATACCATGGTCTGGCTGGGCCGCATCTCGGCCGTGTTAGAGGCCCCCTTGGCTGCGGAACTGCACGGGACCGGCACCGTGACAGCCGAAGGCATGAACGAGGCCTGCTCGGCCATGCGGTTGGACACCTGGGTCTGGGACAATCCAGATGCCGCCTACGGCAATCGCGTCATGACCCCGCCCACTGCCAATTTCCAGCGCGGAGATGGGGTTATCGTGGGAAATGCCAAGGCATTCACAGACAACGGGCTCCCGCCCGGTCTGACCTCGGTCTATGTTTTCGCACGCAAGGCCTCAGAGTGCGGAACCGCTGCCGGCAAGATATTCACCCGCAAGCGACTGCTCGATCATGTCCTGCGCTATGCGTTCCAAGGTGCAGTGCAAAGGGAAGGCAGCGATGCAAGCGAATTGATCCTGCCCAGACCTGAGTTGATCTATCAGGTGGCAGACATTGCAACGGTCATCGATGATACCACGCACCCAGAAGTTTTCCCCCTGATCGACCTGACCCTCACCGATCTTCTGGACATGGTCGCCCCGGAATCCCTCGGCCTGTCATGGGACATCATCCCTAGCATCACGTCCGGGCAGATAGGCTGGACCATCGTTCCCTCCTGTACCACCACCACCCCCTGCTTTGCCGATGTGCCAGGCTGCAAGGCCGACGTGGTGTCCGTCACCACCACATCCGATGAACTCACGGGATACGAACTCTCCGAGGTCATCGGCGACTGCTGGGATCAAGTCGTGGTACGGGGTGCGCCGATCGTGTTCGGGGTGACGGTTGGCTACAAGGACCGGAACTTCCAAAAAGTGTGGTCAGATGCGCTACAAACTGATTTCAAGGATGCCAAGGGAGAAACCGCAACCGTCAACGCAAACCGCCAGGAACGGGCCTTGCCCAAATACGCCGCGGTGGGACGCCGGTTTGTGGTCACCAGTACCCATGAGTGGGACATCCGCTCACAAGCGGAACCGATCAGTGGGTCGGTGGATTTATCCAGTGGCATCGAATACGGGACCGGCGTGGTGCCCTTGATCCCACGGGTGGTCTACGGATCGACCTCTGGCAGCCATGATGCCGTGATCAGTCTGGCCGGAACATCCTACACAGCGTTCAAGATCGACCCCGCTACCAGCCGTGCTCCGTATCAACCCCTGTCGCGACTGCTGCCAGACCTCCCCTGGCCCAAAGGCATGACGATCGGGACATCGGGTGTGATCCTTGATAGCCGCACCGACGACGAAAAAGCCCGCCCCTGTTGGCTAGAACCGCGTCTGTTTCGGTATGTCACCGCGACCACCACCTGGACCGATCTGCTCAGGCAGGACCAGACCGAACGGCCGCAGATGCGGGCCGATGATGCCGGATTGATCCTCGACATCGACTACAGCGACCAAGAGTACCTGCTCCGGAACCGGATCACCAGTTGGTATGGACTGCTGCAGCCAGTCATCGACTGGCAGGAACTGGCTCTCACCCTGGCCCTCGAATCCGACCAGCGACTGGAATCCGTGCGCTATCGTCTCGGCACCCGCGCTGACACGTCGCCCTCCCGCGTGTTGATCATCGACCGGCAGGACCTCTGCACCTGGATCCTGCGCAAAGGCGCGGTTATCGGCTTGAAAGACGACGGAACCCCGGCCCGCAACACCAGTTTCGACATCATGGTCCGGGATGACTATCCCATCGCCGACCGCCTCTGTGCCGCCATCGCCGCCGCCGTGTTTTCAACCCGACGCGCGGCAACGCTCCGTGTCCGCGGCGATCGCAAGCCAACGTGGATGGCCCTAGGGCAAGGAATCGACAAGATTATTGATAAGATACGCATTGCCGGAACGACCGTAACCGGTTTCAGTAACGCTGCCACCGATACCATCGACGCGAGTGGACACGGGTACAGTGATGGGGATTCCATCGTCTTTTCTGAACCCCCGCCAGGACTGAACGCTGGGACTACTTATTATGTCACCAATGCAAGTTATGGTCATTATCAGGTGAGTTCGTCACCAGGAGGAGAACCTTTACCCATGGTGAATGGAGCCGTCAGTTCAGATCGGGTTAAACAGGCCAGTCACGAGATCGGCACCGTCATCGTCGAGATCCAGCGCACCTGCCAAGGTCGTCCGGGATGGATCGTCCGCACCCAGGCCGGCACCGCCATGCCCACCACCCCCCGCCGCACAGGTCCTGACCGACCCTGGAATCTCGTCCCATGACCACCCTGCGCACGTCCCGCGATCTGATCCAGCGCCGCGATGATCGCGCGCGCTTGGTATTGCCCGGAAAACTGCGGCAACAGACCATCACCACCATCATCATCGCCCAGGGCAATAAGATCCTGGACGCCGACGCCTGTTACGGGACCATTTATGGCGGCAAGAACGCCGCTGCTGCGATCACCACGGTGCCGTCGGCCTCGCCGTCACTGTCGGCCGGCGGCACCTATACCGACGGTCTGTGCGCCGGATCGCTGCTGGAGTCCGGATCTACCAGCCCGGTATGGGTGGCAAATAAAGTCAACCTAGGCGGCGGCGGCCCTGACCTGAGCGATACCACCGGCACGCTGATCGAGGGCATGCTCATCATGTCCCGCTATCGGGTGCAACTGCCAATTTCTGGTGGCGGTGGTGCCGTGGCTGATGTTTTCCTGCCATGGTATATCGGGTAACATCATGGCTACTGTACTGTGGGCCAATGTGGCCGGAACCCCACCAGACCCGCCTCGCTTGGTGGCCTATTTCGATCCATCGGATGAACCGCCGCGGATCTACCGACCGTCGATGGTGCAGCCATTTTTTCGCAACGATTGGGCATGGCAAATAGCACAAGCATTACCGTCTCCCAGCGTGTCCGTGGATGCCATATCACGATCCACCGGACATAGCAGGATGCGAGGCTTCCGCGTGGTCACGGATCCGACCACCGCGCCGACCTATACCATCGCCACACTGTGGGGGGACCCTGTCTGGCATCGAAACGGCTCCGGGCTTATTGACTACCCTGACGGTCCCGCCGATTACCAGATCGACACAGCGATCTATGGCGGCGGTGGCACCATCACCTATTTCGGTCTGGACGCTACCCGTAAATCGCTGCTGGGTGGCTATTTCTATCCGGCCCCGGACGCCGTAGGACATGATATGGCCACGGTCAACATCGGCGATGTTTTGGCCGGATCCGGACATGCCTGCGACGAAAGGTGGGCGCGACTGCTGACACCCCTGCCGACTGCGGTGCCGACCTACCAGACCAGAGGTGGTGTCATGGACCGTGGAAATGGTCCAGAAAGGTGCAGAATCATCCGTGGACCAGCCAACCGACAAAATTATCTCGGCTACTCGGGCTATACCCAGACCATCATCCTGCCCGTGGATGCTCCGCAAGACTTATACACCGTCGAACCAGCCATTTTGACCGGCACGAGAAAACAGGGAACGCAGGTTGGTGGAACCACTTATAATCATACCCATTTTGGCCTGCCCCCGAGCGTGCATGCTAAGATGGCCAGATCAGTCACGGCTGGACAGCCTGCCCCGGAATATCGCCTCACCCTGCGTCTGTGGCTCTCCGCCGATGACTTTTTTAGCCCTAGCACGACCCATACCCTGGCCAGCGGAACCATGACCAAGGACGGGACCGCGCTGGGAACCGACTACTATTATGCACAAGAAATACAATCCTTGTCGGGATACAGCGTCGGGAACCACCTGTATTTTTCACTGCAAGGCGAAACCCGAGAATCAGGCGGATCCTGGTCAGACGCCAACGTGGCATTGAGGCATACGGCACCTTGCGGATGGCCGTACTGGGCAATCGGAGAGGACCAGGACATGGGCCTTCCCTTCATCCCCACGCCGATCTTCAAGCGGGATTAGTCGCCGATAGAAAAAAACATTTGACATAGGCCCAGCGGGCCTATGCTGGCGCTCATCACCCGCGGGAGACAGACCATGACCACCACCATCACCCCAGACCAAGTCATCGCAGCCTGCCCGCTGCCGGTTGACCACCCCGCCCGCGCGGCGTTCGAGCATGCGGTCAAGATCGTGGTGCCGCTGCTATCTTCTGCGCACCCGGACGCAGACGTGAAGAAACTCACCTCGTGCATGGTCGGGGTGCTGAAAGCTGCTCGTCTGGTGCAGAAGTGCCCCGAGTCGCTGACCTGGCCCAAGGGTAGCGAGCAGCACCCTCTCGCTACTGCCGTTTGGATGACGAGGATCGCGGTCTGCGTGTCACCGGCGCGTTTGTCAAGCGTACCGAGAATCGACCCCAAAGAGGTGCTGACGCTCGTCGCACAAGGACCAGTGATACCATGACCACCGCCACCGACCCCAGCCCCACCACCGCCAGCCCCAGGAGACAGCCATGACCACCATCACCATCATCGGACATCCACCCGCAGTCGCAGCTATGGTACGTGACCTGCTGTCACGCGCCCCCGATGCCCGACAGGATGAGACCGCGCTCCAACGGCTCGGCATCTGGGAGCGGATCCGTGCATCGTACTGCTATGTGTCCGCTAGGAGCAATTTGCTATGTGATCTCCGAGCCGAGTGTCAGCGACTCGGAGTCTGGTAGACCTGACCGACCCAACCCCACCCCCCAGCCCCCAGGAGACCAGCCATGACCACCACCATCACCCGCGACCAGATCATCGATCAAATGCTCGCCCGCTCGATCGAGATCGGTCAGGACGACGAGTCAGGACCATACTACACCGCCTGGGCGAACGACAACGACGTCAACCGAGAGACCCAGCCAGGGGACTATGACTACATCATACAACCCGCGATCGACGCCGGACTGGACCGTGACGATGCCGGTGAGCTTTTCTGCAAAGAGAAGATGCACCGCGAAATATGCCGCGCGGCGCGTGAAGCGTTCCCCAACTACAAAGCAGAAGAATGCTAGTAACTCCCGATCCAGTACCCCCGACCTACCTGCGCGACCTATGCGTGCAGGTAGGGGGTCAGCGGCAGGCAGCACGGATGCTGCATGTCGATGAGCGCACTGTGCGTAAATGGGTCGCAAAAGAGCGTACCTGTTCCTGGGCCGCGGCCGAACTTCTCAGACGCCTAGCAGCCGAAACTCACCCCGCCCCCACCCACTGACCGCATGCCGGTGCAGCACGGTCTCCCGTGCATACCGCCCAGTGGTATCCGCCACCCGATGCCCGGCCGCCATCTGTACGGAGATCGACGGTTCACCCGTGGCCAGCATCCACGCGATCCAGGTGTGCCGCAGGCAATGATAGGTCCGGCCGCGCGGCTCGATCTGGCACAACCGCAGATGCTCAGCGAACAACCGCTGCCGCTGCCGGCAGATCATGCCTGCCACCGCAGGCACCACTTGGCCGATTGCCTGCCGGCGTGGCTCCAGGAGACCCGCCAGTTCGGCCTGATACGGAACGATCCGCTCCCAACTGCGCTTGAGCCGCCAGGTCTCGCCCGCATCCCGGCGGATCAGAATCCGCTGCGCCGGCTGATCCAAGCGTGTCCAGGTCAGGTTCGCCGCCTCATCCGATCGCAGGCCAGCATACAGCCCGATGGCCACCCAGAGGCCATAGTCTGAAGCGGTGGCCGCTACCACCAGGCGCCGGCCTTCCTCCACGCTGAAAGTCTCCCGCAGACCCTCGACCGGCACGGCGACGGTCACCCCGCGCAGGGGGTCTACCACGCCTTCGGCCCCTGGCTGGCGCAGCGCCCAGTGGACGCACGATCGCAACGTCCGCAGGTGCTGGGCACGGGTGGAGGCGCTGATCTGTTCTAGGGTGCCCTTGCGCACCGGTCGCAGGCCATCCAGCCACGCCCGGGTCATCGCCGCGAAGCCTGCCGCCTGCCGCAGATCCGAGCACCCGGCCGCGATCGCGGACCGCACCTGTCGCTCCGCCTCGGCCCGATAGGACTCCACCCGGCCCTGCCGCCGCAGATCCTCAGCCCAGGGACCGATCAATCGATCAAGCAGCAACAGCGTCTCTGGCTGCCCCGCCGTCGCCACCTGAGCCGCCCGCTGGATGGCCCACGCCTTGGCATCATGAGCCTCGCCGAAGCTCCGCTTTTCATACCCGCCGGCCGCCCGGACCCAAGCCTGATACCGCTGCGGTGTCTTCGGCCTGACCCCATCCCGCACCGCCTTTTCCTTCCACCGATCCACGATCCGCCACCCGACATGCCGCCCCATGGGGTAGTTTCCTTTCTGGGGGCACTTTCGGAGATACTTTCCCGTGCACAACCAGGAACACCAGGATACACCCGTCCAGCCAGCCAGGACGAACACCGGTAGATCTGATCATCACAACATTGCAGGAAAAATGCACTTTTTACAATGCTTTTGAGCCATAGCCGGGGCGGGAGTCGAACCCGCACGATCTTGCGATCACTGGATTTTGAGAACAGAGACAAGACGAGCAATAATAATGGTTTATGACGTTTGGAGGCAATTTTGGAGAGTGTTTTATATTAAATTGACGTAGAATTATTGAGAAAGGTATTCAATAATATCTGCAATATCACTTCCGTTTTTAATCAAAATAAGTTCCAAAGATCGATTCGCACCTGCCGCATCATTAATCATCTGCGCGATTGTACGATTTTGACCAGCATAATCATTACCCCTAAGAATTTTCATTGCGTCATCATCAATATTACCAGAAAAACCGCACAGAGGAAGTATACGAACTGCCTGCATCATAGTAACAATCCCAGTCTTGACCGCACGAGCCACCGCATCTCGGTGCATTTTCTTGGCAGTATCTTGTTGATACATAATAGTTAGTCCATCCAAGGCATCCATAACACCGTCCCGATACCAGGATACAGCTTGATCAACTGCTGGTTGACCACCTATTCCACGTAATTTTCTCAAAGCATCAGCGAAGATCTTTCGATCATTAGGACTCATAAGGCGCACGAGTTGTTCGCCATTGCTGAGAACGCGGCCTGGGATGTAATTTGGTGAACTTACCGGCACGGTTTTCACGGAAACAGAAGATTCCGGCACGGTTTTTATGGAAACAGGCAACGATGGAGCAGTGGGTTGCCTACGATACTTGAAAAAAAGCAAAAAACCAACGACACCGACAGAGAGTAAAATGATAGACGTAAAAACTGCAAAAGAATACAATGATGTGTGTTTTTTGATACTTCGTATCATGTTCATCCTTTTTCATCTAAGGAGGGAATGGTAAACGTCAATCATGGTGGTATCAAGGAGCATTTATGCCCGCTCGTTCTTCCCGCCCCGCTTCCGTGCTGCCCTTGGTCGATCTGGTCCAGGAGATGCGGCATCGAGTTCAGCAGCATAGGCGCTGGCTTCGTCGCCTGACCAGGCGTCTGGAGGAAGAGCGTCGGCGACGCGACGACCTTGGACAGGGGGAAGGACGGCGTTCGCCATAAGTTCCGCCGTTTCCTGCTCTTTTTGTATCGCGAGCGTGTCACGATACAGGCCGATCAAGGCATGGCAGAGGGCCTGGATATCTTCCGGAGCCTTGGCACTGAGAGCGAGCATCCACATCTCGGCCCGGTCTTCGGGCTTGAGCCGGAGACGCTCCGCCCATTGGTCGAGTTGCTTGGGCGGGGGAGGGTATTTTCCAGACATCGCGGCATGAAGAGTGCCATGGTTGGTCCCTAGTATTTTGGCTATTTCTCGCAATGAAAGATTGCGAATAAGCGGCAATTCTCGCAAAAAACTACTGAAAGATTGATGCATGTCACCGGCAATATACACCCAAAGTTTATCAATCGCAAAAAAAAGCCTTGCTGTCAAGGTTTCCTTTCCATAGGCTTTTGTCGCTGTCAAGGAATCCTTGACGACGCAAGGAAAGGGAACCCCATGCGCATCTTCATCACCGGCCGCTTCACCGCTCCGCGCTGTGAGGTGGCGATCTATCTCGAAGCCCGTGGCCACACCGTGGTCCGGGATCGGGTCAACCGCCGTGACGTAGACATGGTCCTGTGCGGTGCCGATCCGGGCAGCAGCGTCCTGGTCGCCCGCGTCTTGGGCCTCCCGGTCGTCAGCGATCTCGCCGCGGTGCCCTGTGTCCGCTGAGACGGTCGCAGCCCTGCTTTCGTCAGTCCTGGCGGATCGGGACTGGAGTCTGAACCGCCTGCGGACGGTGCTGGGATGCGCCCACACCACGGTCGACCGGTGGTGCCACGGCATCACCCTGCCGCGCGAAATCGAACTGGACGGCATCGCCGACCGGCTCGGTATCGATCGCGATGTCGTGCGGTCGTCGTGGCAGGAATCGAGGCGACGTGCTGGGCTCATGCAGCCACATCATACGATGGGGGGTGCAGCATGAGTGCAGCGCCTCAAACGGCTGCCGCTGCGCGGTCGATCCTGGCCCGTGCGCTGGCCGAAACCCTGGCCGATCACAGCCACCGGAGCCTCGGCGACGTGCTGGGCGTCGCCGGCACCACCATTGATCGCCGCGGGGCTGATCTGCATGCCTGGCCGCTCTCCGAGGCGGTCGATCTGGCGTGGCATGATAGCACCCTGCGAGAGGCCTTCCGCGCCGTGTTTGTGGAAGCACCGGCGTCCGGCAGCGCCCTGGCGGCACCTTCGGATCTGCGCGACCTGTGTGCCGAGGCCGCGGGGTCCATCCAGGCGGTGCTGCTCGCCCTCAAGGATGGCCGGATCATCGCCGCAGAGGCCACGCACATCCTGAATCGGGTCTGCTCCATGGAACGGTCCATCCGCAAGGCCAAGGCCGACCTCAAGGCCCTGCTGGAGGCGAGCCGATGAGCGACCCGACCCTGATCGATGTGTTGAAGGCTGTGCGCCGGCTGGAGCAACAGGTGCGCAATTTGGAGATGCGGCAGGGGAAACGTCCCACCAGTCGGGCCGAGATGCTGAGTCTGCGCCAGGTGGCGCGCGAGTGTCGCCTCAGCCCGTCCCGCGTCTCGCAGGACATCCAGGAGGGACTGCTTCCGGCGACCCGTAGGCAGCGCGGCGCCCGGCAGGTCTTTCTCATCCGCCGCAGTGATGCGTGGTCCAGATACCTGCCAGGGAACGCCGTATGATCATCACCTCAATACCCGGCCGTGGCACCATCGAACGGCAGATCAAGGCCCGCTGCTGGCACAAAGCCTTCCGCCGTGGTCAGGTCCTACGCCAGCGCGGCATACCGATCCCCCCCGCCCTGGCCGACGCATCGCCGAAATCCAGCGCCCTGCTGCGCGGATGGACCTGGCAGCCGTGCCACCTCGACGACATCAACGCCAGCATCCGGAGGCGCGCATGAGCGACCAGGAACTGCATCTCCTGCTGATGCTGCGTGCCGACCGCCGCTACATGGAATCCCGAGAGGCTGATCGCTGGGCATCGGCAGGCCTGCTGCGCTACGTGACCGTGATCGCCCTGGCTTGGGACATCGCTGCCACAGGGATCTATCTGTGCATCTGCGGCTAGATCCCGCCGTTCATTGCATGGTCTGGGTCAGCAGCGATCTGCGCATCTGGCCCATCCCTGAGCACTGCGAGACCTGCCAGGCACGATGCCTGGCCAGAGACGTTGCCCAGGTAGATGACGATGACCTGGCGCGCACGTATCGCCGCCTGGATCCACGCTGGCTGGCCTGGCTGCACCAGCGCATGCAGCGCGCACAACAGGCGGCCAAGGCAGGCGACCTACCGGCCGACGCCTGGGAGCGCCTGCGCACCACCTACAACGCTCTCTGGGTCTGGGTCAAGGCCCGATACCCCGACTGGCTGCGCGACCTCGCTAACCAATCGCTGCATGGCTACACCCCGCCACTAGCCGCACGCGAACTGCTCCGGAGGCCGGCATGATCCGAACCTCCGCATTTGCCCGTAGACGCATCCTCCCCCCACCCCCACCTTCCGGAGGTTTCGACCGCCGATCGTGCGCCTACGCGCCCGCACGCCCCACCAGCGTTGTGCCAGGACAAGGGGCCCCACCCCCCCCGGCGACGGGTCCTTCCCCCGGGGGGCCAGCCAACAGCCCGGGGCAAAGCCCCTCCGA